CTCCTCAACCTGAGTATCGATAGTGATAATCTTTTTGAGAAGACCATCGATCTCAGATTTCTTTTGAGTTACCCTAGACTGGGATTGTTCTTGAAGATCACTGACAAATCTATCCTGAATATCAATCTTCTCTTGTACTAACTCTGCGTTATTCTTTAGATCTTTGATTTCATCGGAAAAGATTTTGATCTTCTCTTTGACCAGAAGATTCATTGTAGAGAAAATCTTGATATCCAAGATGTCCTCAATAACTTCTCTGCGTCCTGCAGCAGGCAATTGCATGAAAGGAACAAAAGTGCTGCTACCCAGAATTACAATCTGAGTGAAGGACTTGAAGTTAAGTTTGAGAATATTCTGCTCAAGATGCTTTTGTTGATCAGCAGCAGATGCACTCTGATCGAGCATCTTACCGTTCTGATGAATCTCAAACACAGTTGGTTTGATGCCTCTACGAATCAGAAACTCTTTCTTTCCAATACTAAACTCAATCTCAACAAGACACTCTTTATCATTAGTAGTATTTACTAACTGAGGTTTGTTGATCTTGCGAAAAGGTTTATTGAAAAGACCGAAGGTAAGAGCATCTAAGATCGTAGACTTACCTGCACCGTTAGATCCAACAATCAAAGTCGATGGAGAACTATCAAGAGATACTTCAGTAAAACTGTTACCTGTTGACAGAAAATTTTTCCATCTAATAGTTTTGAATAGGATCATTCGTCAGATAAAGGGGGGACTACAAATTCATCAGGAGTTACGATGCAATACTTGTGACCTAGACCCTCACAGGTTTTGATTACAAGATCATCATCAATCTCTTTTACGGTCAATTCTGGATGGTCATCTGCCTCCAGTAGACCAGCATAGCGTATTGCGTCGTCTTTGTCAACAAACAGTTGCAAGACTTTGCTTCCGTCCAAATGCGTAGCGGCAAAAGCACCGTCACCATCTTTTGATAGAGTCAGAACAAACATACTACACCTCTGATGCTTCTACATACAATCCTTTGATAATATCTATAATAGATTGTTTGTCTAGATGATCCTGCTCCAACTCATGAACATACTTTTCTAGTGTTGTGAGAGTATCTTCTACTTCAATCTCTTCGCTATCATCTGTTGTTAGGTCGTAGTTCTCAATGACCTTCAGATCATGTACACCGACTTTGTGGATCTTCTCAATAAATCTATCAAATGCATAGAAGTCAGTCTTCTTCTCTACAATAACTTTGATAAATTTATCTTTGCAATCTTCGATCTGTTCGTCTGAGTGTTCTGCTTTTTGATCATTGTAGTAGAACTTCTTGAACATCTTATATGGATTTTCCACATAAGTTAATTTCAAAGTCTCAGTATCAAAGATATGGAAACCTCTGCGATCATCACAATCATTCCAGTAAATCTGATAAGGATTACCTAGATATGTGACGTTACCCTTACTACTCTTGGTGTGATAGTGACCAGAGAAGACACGCTTGAATTTAGAGAAGAACGATGGGTCCTCACCTTTAGCGTGGAAGTAACCAGGGTGTGCTTCAAACCCAGCAAGTTCTAGGTGTCCCATAGCAACAGATGCATTAGTATTCTGGATCTGCTCTAGAGTGTGCTGCTCGTTTTCTTGGTTGATCCAAGGAATGAACAAGATAGGAAGACCATGCACTTCAATCTCTTTACACTCAGAGATAGGAGTAACATTACCATACTGCTGCAGAAGAAGATCTACAGTGTTGATATCATTTGTGTTCTTATAGAATGCAGTGTGATTACCGACAACAGTGTATACATGTACGCCACGCTGCTCTAACTTATCGTAGTATTCTTCTTGTGCCCACTTCAGAGACCAGAAGTCAATGTTACGACGATTGTCAAATGTATCTCCTAAGTCAAGAACAGTATCAATACCATACTTGTCAAGTGTGGGGAAGAAAACATTTTGATAAAACTTGCCGATAAACTCATGGAAGACTTGACTTCCTTTTCTCATACCAAAGTGTTGGTCAGTAATAATTGCAACTTTCATCGATTCATTCTTGCCTCAACATTTTCCTTGATGCTATTCATCTGGGAGACATCAATACTGGTGCCATCTTCTGACATTGCAGTAAAGACTTCATCGTATCCAGACCGCTCGATAATTTTATTTTTAATTTCTAGTTGCTTCTTCTCTCTTTGAATACGTCTGAGAAAGGCGTAATAAATGATTTGAGTGAAGTATGCGAAAGGATTCTTAGATTTCTCTGGATCAAAGTTATCTACATACTGGACACAGTTTTCTACTCCATCACAAATCATATCATCTTTGAACATATAGTTCACAAAGTTTGGTCTGTATGAAAGATGATTTGCAATTTTCAGAAAACACTCTCCAATATAATTTGAAATTCTGGGCTTTGGTTTGCCTGCATCTGCAGCACGTTTTACCGACTCCCTGTACTGGATCAAAGCCTCTAAGAATTCTTTGTTATTTACATAGTGTTCTGATTTTGCTGCCATTACAGTTTATTCTTTTGTGTTCATATAATAGCATATGTGTCAACACTTGACAAGGGTACTCAATATCTGTATAATAACCTTGTGGAGGTTCAAGAGAACTAGCTTTAAGTTCTATAGAGATATTCAAAGTACTGTCTAGCATCATCTACACTAGAGACGTATCCTTTTTGTTCATCTGCTTCTACCCTATTATCAACCATAGGATTATTAGAAGGATGTAAGGCTCTTGCTAGGCACTTCTTATAGAAAGAGAGACCATCTCCAGATAGTTCTGTAATGGTAAGGATATGTTCTTTCTTGAGAATAAAGGAATCTTCACCAGAGAATTTCATCCACATATGTGGTGTAATCATACATTGAAATACTCCAGGAGAAGTCGCTACATTCATCTCCTCTATCTCAATAGCATTAGCAATAATGATTACGTCATCATCCACATCATGAAGAACCTGAGTAAGGATCTCTTCACCAGTAACTAATTTTATTGATGCGTAAAAATCTTCCATGCTTTACTTGAAATCTACAGTAATGATTTTGTATTCAAAGTTTTCTTCATTATAAATTTTGATTCTTTCTACCAAATGATTCAGAGTATAATTTTTCTTTCCCTTGTATGAAATATCATCAGATACATCATACAGAGTAGCGAGATCTTTGTTTTGACCTTTTCTTAGGACTCTACCAATAGATTGTAAATTCCTAATCCTACTCTTAGATGGACTTGCAAAAATTACATTGTGTAGATTTTTGATATTAATACCTGTAGAGAATGTACCGTAAGAAGCAACGATGATTGCATTGTTCTCGGATTCGGTAATTCTTCTTACTGATTCTCTATCGTCTACATCCACACCACCGTGGATAAAGAAGACCTGTCTTTTATCTTTTACACTATTATTTAGTAGATCATAAATAACCTGTCCATGGGTGGAAACCCTACTGTAAAGAATAAGAGTATTTCCTTTTAAATCTAATGCTAGATTTTTTATAAAATTATTGCGCCGCTCATGACCAATTAGATATTGTATCTCATCTTCATACGTATCAAACTTCCGACCTTCATGATTCAAGATCAGAACTTTGATATTGAAACGGGAGAGATATCCCTGATTGATTAGTTCTTCTGTGTTGATAATTTTTTGTGTGGGACCAAACAGTCCTTCCAATACCCACTTGTGAGTTTGTGTACCATCTAACGTACCAGTAAATCCAACACGATACTTTGCGTTATGGCATTTTGTTAGGAGAGTTGTCAAAGACTTTGCTTTGAACTGGTGTGCTTCATCTCCTATAACTGCTGTGAAATTTTCAAAAAATGATTTAGGCAACTTATATACGCTTTGCCAGGTAGTGATGGTAACGGGGTGATCGGTTTGTTTTGTCCGTCCCGCATATATTTTGTGGCAATAAGACTCAGCGTCCCATCCATAATCAATAAAGTCCTTATACATTTGTTCCACAAGGCTGGTGGTTGGAACAATAATAAGAATTCGCTGTCCTGTGGATTCATAATATCTTACCAAAGAATAAATCATCATCGACTTACCTGATGCGGTAGGTGAGATAATTAATTTTCTATTATTTTTGAGTGCCTGATATACTGCTTTGACTTGATAATCTCTAGGAGTGAACTGGGTAATAGATTCCATGAATCCTTTTACACCACGTTCCGTAATTAGTTCGTTTGACTCTAGTGCTTCTCCATAGTATTTGTTAGACTCAAACTTCATGTTGTAGTTCATTTCACTACACCATGTGATGACTCGATCTAACAAACCACAATAGATCTCTCCTGTATGTGGAGAGAATAGTCTGATCTTGCCATCCCAATGTTTGTTCCTATAGGATGGCATGAATACTGCTTCTGGCACATCAAAAGTGAAGTGATCAGATAGTTCGTATTTGATATGTGGGTCGCATTCTATTCGTAGATATACTTCATTCTTTTTAGAAATAACTAATTCGCTCATCCGTATCCCAATGTAAGTTTCTGAAATTCAATCGCGTTTCTTATCTGCCATTGCCTATCTCGGATTTGAGTTAGAACTGATTCTAGAAAGAAACTAATCTGCTGATAATATTCAAATTTGAGTTGTGCCTTTTGTATCTTCTCGTCGGAATCTATATATCTATCTATATCACTTTTGAGAACCTTGAAATCAAAAGGTTCTTCAGTGTATACTTCTGGGTCTGCTTTACCTGTATAGTATTCCCAGCGTTGTCGTCTTACTTTCTTCAGATCCCACTCTGCTTTTTTCTTGAGGAGATTGAATTCGTTATAGAGTTTGATGTATTCACTGTGTAGAGAAGGAATTCTTTTTGACTCATCGCTGAGTTCATCACCAAGAATGCAATCCTTCTCCCATTTGGATTGCAAAGTTTCAAGATTCATTTAATGTCGTAATAAAGGTATTTGAAGGATGCGTCAGCACTGAGGTATTGTACATCAGGGTCGTCTGCTCTGAATTCTAGAGTGGACAAACTGACTGGGAACAAGTCATAGAAGTTGACAGTCCTAGCAACATTATAACTGCTATTCAAAATTTGTAGAGAAGCATCAGATGTTTCAAAGTTCATGTTCAGTGAACCGCTTTCTTTCAACCTGAGGTTTGTAACCATATCGTCAGTAAATTCTTTCTTTCGATATAGAGCGTCCTTCTCTTCGAAGTTATATTCCTCATGATTGACTGGAAAACCTAGAGAGCGAATCCAGTTATGGATTGCCAAATAGTTTGTCATATCTTCATCCACCATGAAGCGTAGGGTGAAATCACCGTAGTACAATTCATCCCCAGGTACTGAAACGTTTCTCAGACTGGTTGCCTGAGTTGCAGTATTCATGGAGATTTGTGGAATCGATGCAGCTTGAGAAAAGAAATCGATTTCTCTCGCCTTCAAAATAATAAAGTTAAACCCTGTAGGCGAAAGAAGATTCCTATTCTGAATAGGATTTCCCATGGTGACAACTATTTTCTATTATTTATGAGCATAAAAAAGAGGGTCCAAAGACCCTCGTATTTACATAAGAATTTGTCTACATATTCTTTTACATGAGGCAAAGTTTGATAGATCGCATTCAATTAGGCATTCATAGTAATCATTTAGTTTATCTTCTTCAGTCTGCAGATTGTCTATTGCTTGTTCAAAATGACGCCATTCACATAATTGATTGCGAGAGGTAATATTTTTCATCTCTCACTCCATTGTGGTTATCCATAATGAAAGTAAATTTAGAGATCATTTTTCCACCTCGCATAACTCTGGTACTATCTATAAGAGTTTATGTATCGTATATAACATTTGTAAATTCGTAACATAAAAAACACATATGTACAAAAAAAGAGACCCTTTCGGGTCTCCTTTGTAAAGTATGTGAAGTATGGATCACATGAGGTTGGTGACGCGGACGCGACGATAGTAGCGGTTTGCATTTGCAGAACCGATACCTGCGGTTGGCTGAGTACCATCGTTGACAGCACCAGTTGCAAATGGGTTTGCCTGCATGCCGTAACGAGTCTTGAAGCCAATCTTGGGCTGGAAGGTGTCTTCGCCAACTGCACGTACCATCTGGAGGGGTACATATGGGCAGTAGAAGAGACCTGCGTCATAAGGGTTGGATCCCTTGTAACCGACGACGAAGTACTGATCGTCGGAGAGGTTTGCCGAATATGGGTCGATGTAGACCTTGAACTTACCGTTGATGGTGCCAGCGAAGGTGCTGCCAGTGTCATCAACATTGAGGTTAGCATTAAGTGCTGGGGTGTAATCCAGAACGCCTGCCATGGTTAGAGCAGATGCAACGTCAGCGGAGCAGACGATGATGTTGCCCTTTCCTCTACGAGTTCTTTGTGCGATAGCGTTAGCTTCTCTTTCAACTTGGAACAGAAGTCCTTTGAACTTCTCAACGCTCCAGCGACCGTTGGAATCAACATCGAGGTCGAAAGTACCAGCGGAAGCAACGTTGTTCTGAGCACCTGCTTCAGCAGTGATGTATACAGAACGAAGAACTTCGCGGTTGATCTCAGCGAGGATCTCAGTTGACAGGATGTTTGCCAACTCAGCCTCAGCGTCGAGACCATGGATAGCGCGAAGGTCCTGAGCGAGTTCCAGTGAGTACTCAGCTTTCAGGGCGCGTGAACGAGCGGTTACAGCAACCTTCTCGATGCTGAATGCCATCTCACGGAAGTTGGTGCCGTTACCGTCACCGAGTGCTTCTGACTGTGAGGTGGTCATGCCTAGTGCATCACCAGTCAGTTCGTAGGTGCCGCTGTCATTAAGAACAGCAGGGTTTGAACCTTCAGCGTCGTTGTTAGCAGAGGAAGATGCGGTTACGTCGTAACCAGATGCACCTGAACCCGAGAAACCAG